AGATTTTCAATAAATTCAACCATCTCTTGTGATGATACCTCATTTGCATAGTAATATTGCTCACCGTCAAAAATATATTCAACACAGTCGGCAACCATTTCAAATGCGATACTTGAAACATCTTGCAGTTTTGCAATCTTTTTCAATAATGAATATTCTGGATATCGAAGTTTGAGAAAGATAGCATCCGTCAATCGAATTAGGCTTTTATCTTCTTCATTATTTTCGACTTTGATATCAAGGATATTCAATGTGCTTTTCATTACATTTCCGCATTTATTACCATCAACTTCATTATCACAACGATAATTATTTTCAATTACTTCACCAACTGACCTTGCTCGAAGGTTTAGAAAATAAAATTCAACATCAAGTACAGGCAATTTTTCAATATCGATACCTTCAGTCAAAGTGCAGTTGATTAAAACTTGTTTGACATTCTTCTCAATCGATTCTTTATCATCGGCCTCCATCGCCATCAAAAGATTTTTTTGCTCTTTAACCAGAAATGGTCTAAAACGAATTTCTTTTTTCGATAATGGTAAAGTCAAATCATAAATTGGTGTATCAATTTTTGGTAAAGCCATATTTTACTCCATGTTAATCTTGAGGTATACTAGGACCTCTATTTGCATCTCCAGTAGCAAATGCTACAGCAACAGGTGGATTTTCAACAGACGTTAGATTAATCTTAACGGCATCTTCTGGGCTCAATAAATCACCCATTAGATTACTTGCGGTTCTTGGACCAGCGCCTCGATAAATTTGATCTTCAAGAAATTCCATTCCAAGTGCTTCAAGTGAGTTATTTCTCCATTTTGTATATGCAAGTGTTACGGTCAATTTATGATAACCATCAGATGACCAATCTAATTGTAAAGGATTAACTGCAATAGGAAATGCATCAATCAAATCAACAGAATATGAAGATTTCGAACGCAAATCATATTGATTGATTCGGACTATTACTGCATAATCTGCTTTGTATTTAACATCATAACTGAAAGAAGGTGTAATCCAGTTAAGCCATGCGTCAAAAAACTTTTTCTCTTGCATGTCATCACCGACAATAAAAGTGAGAGACATATCATTATATGCTGTCATGTACGGGAATTTTTCTTCAACACCATAGATTTTCATACCCGCCGTTCCCAAACTTCTTCCTGGAAGTTCTGCGCTTTCGCATCTCAAATTTAATCTTCTGGATGTATTGCGAAAGGGTATCATACCAATTGGTATAGGTATCGTAACGTCAAATCTATTGGGTCTTGCAACGTCAGTTGAAAAACTAGATTTGAATTCTGAAATTGATCCGGCCATTAGTACACCTTACTTTTTGTTTTAGTTATAGATTCTTTGTAAATCTTTCCAGCGGTTGCACCTTTAAAAATAGCAGTCGGCAAGAATAAAGCAGTTTCCCATTCGTTAGGCTGAATTTCTACAATCCTGGATTTAATCTGTGTTTTTAAATATTGTTTGATGCAAGGTTTAAATTCTCTGTAATTTCTGGATGCATTTAATATATCATAAGTGACTCGCAACCTTCTTGGATCGTTGTCTTGGTTCAGAATTGCAAAGTCCATCAATTTATCCATAAATGCTGCCCTGTAGAGAATCGGTAAATAATGCAAATTTAGCCCGATAAACCCATCAGTAGTCGCCTGAAGTGGTATCACTAAAGGAAAAGTATCGTAATATGGCAACTTATCTTTTGTCAGAGGATCGTAAAAAAAGTGGTATAAACCACCCATTTGAAACCTTCCTCTTTTTCTCGTTTTATCGTTTACAATTTCTCTGGCCAATTCAAGGGGCGAATTCAAATCTTTCATTTTACCCTGAAACCATGTAACAGACTGTCTGGACAAGAATTCTTGATCCAGAGCAGTCTTTTGATTAGCTATTTGAGTAAGTGTCGAGGCCATGCCATATTTATGTTAGAAACGGTAAGCAATTAAATCGTAATTGTCGATGAAAACCTTGTAACCTTTTTGTTCCAGCACATATCGCATATACACGGCATTTGTATATGTCACATGGGCAATTTCAACTTTAATCAAATCTGGATTGATTAAGCCATCCATCTGCATGAAAATTTTGAAATCGTACCCTTCAGTATCAATTTGAACAAAATTAACATCTTGCAAATTGTATTTTTCGACCAGAGATTTAAGTGTCAGTGTTTTGACTTTTTCTTTAACCATCATCGGCACAAGATAATCAATATGTTTTTCTGGTACTAAAGTTGAACAGCCATCTGCCCATTCTGGTGCATTCTCTGTGCCCGGTGGCACTCGGTGCATCTCGGTTTCACCATCCTGCTCAGTAATTGCAGCACATTCAAACTGGAGACCATACTTTTGGTCATAATTCGAAACCAGCCGTTGGAACATGTCAGGCAAAGGTTCTACCAGAACACCTTCCCAGTCGAAACACATAATATAAGAGTTTAGTTCGTCATGAGAAACGCCATCCATAGCACCGATTTGTAGAAATTTAAGTTTTCCGTTTTTATTTTCGTTATACCAATTCAATATTTCTTTAAACGTCTTTGGATTCTTTGGTTGTGTTTTTGTGAGCCATTCAAGTTCCGTTCTCGAATTATTGTCGGTGTACCAACCCGTGCCCTTTGAAACATTAATAATCGATTCGAAATATTCTCGATACATCTTGCCGACTTTTCGGAAATTATAGTTTTCTGAAGCCCATTCACGACATGCTTGTGGTGAAATTGTGGTAATATTTTTGGCTGCCCAGACAAATTGCTCAAAAGTCCGACAACGATAGCCCGTAACACCATGTTGGACCGTTTCGGTAAACGCACCCCAGTCGACCGTAATAACTGGAGTGCCAGAAAGCATGGCTTCAATTGCAACATAACCGAAAGGTTCATTGTAAATTGTCGGGCAGAATAGACCCATAGCACCCGACATCAATTTCTTCCTCTTTTCAACGTCAGCATAACCAACATATTCAACATGACTTGGCCATTCGTTTCCTAAATTACAGTCGTTCGGACCATAGGTTGTTCCAGCTAAAATCAATTTTTTACCTATTTTTGCGGTTACCTGAGCAGCAATGTCCACACCTTTTGTCCACATTATTCTACCACACATTAAAAAATAATCATCTTTTTGTGACCAATCTTTATAGTCGAATTCAGATAGGTCGAATCCTGATGGTATTACAGCATCATAAAACTTATATTCAGCATTCGAAACTTTCTCTGGACCTTGCAGCCCATGCATAACCGCATACGATTCATAGACTTTAAAGGGAGCAAAGTGTGACGGATAACCAATACTTGGTTCAACACAAAGTAAATCAGAATGTGCGTCACAGACTGGTTTTTGAGCAACACCGAAAAAGCAAAGAATAATATCATGTGGTTGCTTTCTTTTTGCTATTTCTTGAATACAGTTTTGATTGAAAGTCTGGAAAACCTCGTCCTGCTGATTATATTTAAGGCCTTGATTTTTCCAATCATAGATCCCATAAACCTTCTCAAGTAGCGCCTGAGTGGTGACCGTAACATGTTCATCACATTCTACTTCCGAATGTTCATGTCCATAGTGAATGACATACATCCCCTCTTCTTTGAACATTTTACAGAAATTAATTACTTTCTGAGTAAATGCACAGACCGTATATTCTTTGGTCGATGCAGTATGAGGTACAGCCAAAACATGTAATCTAATCATTTGATCCCCAAATCATTTTCAGTTAATACTTTGAAAGTCCAACCACGGTCAAGACAAAACTCGGTGGCTGCTTTCCATTTAGCCTCATTGACGCCCCATGTCACAACCTCATTAATGTATTGCTTGGTAACTTTTTTTCTTTTTACGGGAGGTTGTGTCTGTTTCTGGGGCTTGATTTCCAATATCATAACCTTAATTGTATCATCTTTCTGCTTCACTTTCACATAAAAATCAGGAAAATAACGGTGTATTTTATTGTCCACGGGAGATCGATATGGTATTATGATCTCTTCTGAACCCCATTCCAATATGGATTCATTTTGGTCAAGCCAGTTCATCACCCGGCACTCCCAAGTCGAGCGGTAGATGATATTTGCTGGATTTCCTCTGTATTTTTGAGGGTTTTTTGGTAGAAATCTGCCTGAGTACGCCATATAAATATATATACCTCACTTCAAAAAAGATAAAGTCATGCCTATATCTATCCCAACGAATATAGCAGGTATTTCTGTACCTTCTGATTTGGCTAATGGTCCTTTGGCGGCATTGTATGGAAACAAGTACAATTTGAAGGGTTTAAAATATCCAAGAGATTTGGGTTCAAACCCATCTAGAAATCATGTGATAAAATTCTGTGTTTGGAAGAAAAGACCAGCAGATTTAAATCAAATACAAGGAGCAATCAATTCTTTTGGTAATGTTCTAAGTGAAAGAGGACAAGCTTTAAGAAATGTTGAAGGGCAAAATGCAGGCGAAAGACTAACAAATGTAGGAATTGCAACAGCGCAAAGTGTTGGGCCGGTAGCAGGTGGAATAGAAAATATAGGTAAAACAATCATATCGGGTTCAGGAATAAAAGACTCGGTGGCCGATATTTACTTGTATGTTCCGGATACTTTAAATGTCAGTTATAATACTACATATGACGATATAAGCATTACAGAATCTTTAGGTAAAGCACTTTTTATTGCACAAGCTGGCGTTTCAATATCAGACTTATTTTCTGCCGGCATGAAAGGTGAAAGCCTACAAAATTTAGGTAACAAAGTTGTAAGTGATCCGATTTTTAGATACTTTGGGTTAAATTTTATCGGCAATAAACTTGGTATGCAAAATCTAGGTGACTTAGGATTGCAGGGTGTCAATAAAGCCATAAACCCACAATTACAAGTTTTGTTTAGAGGTATAGGTTTCAGAACATTTCAATTCGATTTTATATTGACACCATATAATCAAAAAGAAGCACAAGATATAAAAGAAATCATAAAAACTTTTAAATTTCATTCTGCACCAAAAATAGTTAGAACTTCACCAGAGGTGGAACTTTATGGTCCTGCGGGAGAATCAGCCCCATCTCCTTTGGGTTCTCCTTTTTTTGAAATACCAGAAACGTTTACTGTAGAATTTATGTATAATGGAAAGTCAAATGATAACGTAAACAAAATTGCAGAATGCGTTTTGACTAGTGTTAATGTTGATTATGCTCCAAATGGTTGGGCAACACATACTGAAGGTGCTCCCGTTCAAACGAGATTATCACTTCAATTTCAAGAAATAGAAGTTATCGATAAAACGAAAATTCAAGAAGGTTACTAATGTTCTATTTCGATACTTTACCAAAAATAGCAACACCAGATGAAAATGGTAATGCGATTATATTGACGAATCTGATAGCAAGAGCCAGATTAGTTGAACAACTTCAAAATAATCCTATGCTCTTTTATGAATATGCAATACAAGAAGGTGATACGCCTGAAATTGTTGCAGAAAAATATTACGGCGATCCATATCGGTATTGGATTGTATTATTGTCGAACGAATTACTAAATCCATTATGGGACTGGCCACTTTCGGAACAAATGTTTTTGGATTACATCAATACGAAATATAAAACAGATGCGGAAGCCGAAAACGAAACTCCTTTTGAATATACGAATACAACAGTTTACCAATATCAAAAAATAGTAACCACAAAAAATAACGAAAGTGGTATAGAAAACATAACAACTCTACCCATAAATCAAACCCAATACAATGCATTGACACCTTCATCAACAAATTATAATTTACCTGATGGTACTTCTAATGTTACAATCACAAAAAAAATTATAACTTTATATGATTATGAAAGAGAATTAAACGAAGCTAAAACTCAAATAAAGTTATTAAATGTAACATATGTTGCAGATTTTGAAGCCGCATTTAGAAACTTAATGGGTGCATAATTATGATAGGTGATATTGAAATTTCTAATGAAATTGCGGGAAATCCTAGCCCACCTTCTGTAGGGCAAGGCGTATTGAATCCTGACCAATATGTACTTGAAGAATTAATACTGTACACCGCTTCGGATATCACCGACATAAAACATATGATGGTCGAATTTTCGTATTATGAAGACATCATAAATGGTTTTTGTAGTGGCAGTGTCCTTATTAAAGACTCGATAAAAATGATACCTAATCTTGGTATGTCAGGTTTCGAGTACATCAAAGTTAATTTCAGAAAATCAGAAAAGAATAGTAATAAATTTGTTTCAGTAAACAAATATTTCAGAATATATCGTGTAAGTGAACGCGGTATCGTTAATTATAATACAGAAATGTACACTCTTGAATTTTGCACAGAAGAATTTTTCTTGTCTCAACAATTAAGATTAAGTAAATCATATCCCGGTAGAAAAATTAGTGATATAATTACAGATATACTTTACACAGACTTAAAAATTAAAAGTGATTTTATTCGAATAGAGGAAACTGACGGTCTATACGATTTTATTATACCTTATAAAAGACCATACGAAGCAATAAAATGGCTTGCAAATTATGCAAGGCCCATAGGAAAAGAAGGGGCAGATTTTCTTTTCTATGAAAACGCGGACGGTGTAAATTTCTTCTCTCTTCAAAAAATATTCCAACAAAGAGTATACAACAAATATTCATACATGCCAAGAAACTTAGGATCAGATTTTTCGGAAATATCAAGAAATCTGATCGGCATTAAATCATATGTTTTCCTCGACACATTCGATTCTTTATATGGTACAACAAAAGGTGTTTTTGCAAACAAACTAATTTCACTTGATCCATTTACTGGCAAATGGAAAGAAACAAAATTCAACTTAAACGAATATATGAAAAAATCTACTACTTTAAATAATTCATCGGTTGTGCCAGCAATAAAGAACAGACTAGGCAAAAATGCATACGAAGAATATGATTCCGTTTTAAAGATTGCCACTGGAAACTCAAGACAAAAATTCGCAAAAGGTATTTCCGAAAATCCTTCAGCCGTTGCAAACGATATCTACATTGAAGAATATGTGCCAAAAAGAACTGCTCAAATTGCATTATCACATTATTCAAGAATAAAGTTATCTTTGACAGGCGATCCAAACTTAACAGTGGGAATGGTCATCGAAGTTTATTTACCATCCAGTCGACCAGACGGAGAAAGAACGGGACAATTGGACCAGTTTAATTCTGGAAAATATATGATTTCAGCAGTAAGACACATTTTAGATTCGAACGGAAAATATGAAACTGTACTTGAAATCGTCAAAGATACATATAATCAGTCTGTTAATAATTATTCAAACTATAAACAGTTATCGGAAGCTATTCGAGGTTAATTTATGAACACCGAATTTGAAAATGTTTTAGGACACGACGGCTTTGTTTGGTGGATAGGTGTCATCGAAGATAGATTTGATGACGGGCTTGTTGGAGGTATGCGTTATAGAGTAAGGATGTTTAATTCGCATACGCCGGATCTAAACAAAATACCAACACAAAATTTACCTTGGACAATACCACTTTATCCTGCAAATAGCACCAAGATGTCTTCCGCCGCCATAGAAGGTGATTGGGCGTTTGGTTTCTATCAGGATGGTATGTCAAAACAAGCACCTGTTATGATAGGTGTTTTTCCAAGATATGTTCAAGTTGATCCGAAATCGGAACATGGTGGTTTTACCGCAAACGCAAAAGTAGAAAGCCCTAACGCCGAACAAATCTCAGCAAATTCTATTCCAGTCATACCATCTGATGCGCCTGCTATGAATCCTAGAAGAGTAGGCTCTGCAACTACTCCTGCGGTCAGTTATACATATTCAGGCACCACAATTCAAAAAGCCGATAATAATCGCGCACATGTATGTGATATAACAAATGAAATAAGATTAAGTGCCGCGATTGATTTTATCAAGAACTTAGGTTTGTTTAGTGCAGCAAGAGCAGCGATTGAAACTGTAACTGATGGTATTTCATCTAGCCCAGTTGCAACACAAATTGCTAGTGCTATTAAAGAATTAAGAGCAATTGTAAAAATGATTCAAACCGCTTTGAATGTCGTGAATAAGTTTGTCAACGACATTTTGAGAATTGTTGCATGGATTCGAGCACAAATAGCATGGATTTTAAGTTTACCTGCTAGACTACTTGCTCTATTACAACAATGTTTGGTTGAACTTTATAGTACCCTGGCAAATGCTGTTGGATATACGATTTCACAAGCCGTCGGTTCAAATGTAATTAGTGAGGTGAGGGGGTTATACGGAGATGTTTTAAACACTCTCGACACGGCAGTTCAAACACAAGCATCGGCTCAAGCGGCTGCAACATCTACATCAAAATTACTTGATCCAAAATCATACGGAAGACCATAATATGACTTCATTAGCAAAAGAAGAACAAGAATTTTTAAAAACAAAGCCAGAAGGTGACTACTCTTGGACTGAGCCCGCATCGGATTGGGATGCAAAACCACCTTTAAATAACGTTATTCAGACAGAATCTGGGCATTCGTTTGAAATGGACGATACGCCTGGTGCAGAGAGAATCAGACTTCAACACAGAACTGGTTCTTTTACAGAAATACAGTCAAATGGACAAGAGATTCATAAAATTGTTGCAGACAAATACGAGATTATTGCCGCAAACAACAATGTGTTGATTAAAGGTGTTTGTAATGTTACAATCGAAGGTAATTCGATACTTCATGTAAAAGGTGACGCATATTCAAAAGTTGATGGTGACGCTTTTATTCAAAATAAAGGTGAAGTTGATATCTCCACATCAAAAAACGTCTCAGTAAGATCGGGCGGAAATATCGATTTGTTTGCAGGAGCCGCCGATGGAGAAGTGAATATATATTCAGCAGTAGGTGTAAATATCAACAGCGATCTAAACGTAAGTGGTACTATAACCACTAAACAATCAGTTTCAGCTATTCAAAATGTTACTGCTGGAATGAAATTATTTTCGCAACTTGGTGTAGAAACTTTTGGACCAATAACTTCAACAATTAGTGTTTGGTCGCCATTTACAACTGGTATAAGTGTCGGTGATATTAGAGGATCTATGGAATTAATTAGACTAATGTATAATATGCACGTTCACCCGAGAACGGGAACGCCTATACCATTAATGTGAGGTAGAAATGTCATCAAGTATTTTTCAAAGACTGGGTTATAATTTCGATACAAATCGTTTTGGGGATGCTCAATATTTGAGCCCAGGAGCAGAAGCATATTTAAAAGCAGCACCAATAGAACTGGCATCGTGGCAACAATCTGATATTGCAAATGGCAACATTCAGACAACAAATTACTATAAAAATCCATTAGCACCAGATTGCGCGCTAATAATAGCAAATACTGCAAATATTATCACCTTTTCGTCAACAGTAGCATTCGATTTTGCTTCGGGTGCAAATGCTACATTACAAGCAGCAGCAACAAACTTACAAGCAGAATTAAATTCTTTTATAAGTCATACGAATAACGTTTCGGGTGTCACTTTGATGACATCAAATACTGATGTCATTCCGAGCTTGGAAAGCGCAAGTTCAATAGGCAATTATCTACTTAGAATCGTAAACGTGAGCGATAATGTTCAAAATACGACTCCACTGCTTGGAAGCATGACAAGTCTTTTTATTGGACCAGAAATAAATTCTAATGTAGCAGTGGTAAACACGGCTTTACAGCTTCTAAATACTTCAGTTGCACCAAATGGTAATTGTTATTTGAGTAGTGTTCAAGTTCTGACAATAAGCAATACTTTGAATGTTTTGAATACTTTTGTTTCTTATCGTAGAGTTTCCGACTGGAATTTCTTTGCAAATGCAACAAGTATTGTCATGGATACTGTAAAACTGAGCACGTTTAACAATATGGGTAATACTCAGACGTATTTGGTAAATAATTTAATTGGAACAGACCAACTAAAGAAGAATCTTGCAAACACATCAAATACAGCAATTTAAGGAATTTTCGAAAATCCTCGTTCCGGCCCAGAATATTTTTCGACAGGTCGGCGAGTTTAAAAAAGTCATTTTACTCCTACAATAAATAATAAAATGGCACAGACACTTAAAAGACGTTACTCAGATATAGATTTCAGTTTCAGGAGAACTCCTGGAAAGAATGATATCGCCCTCAGCATTGATGAAATGGCTGTCGTTCGTTCAGTTCGTTACTTACTGTTGACGAAGAAATACGAAAGACCTTTTCAATCAGGAATAGGGTCCAGACTGGAACAATTACTTTTTGAACCGATTTCATTCACAACGGCATCAAGTTTAAAGAGTGAAATTGAATCGACAATAAGAAATTATGAACCAAGAGTTACACTTGCTCAAGTAACGGTTGATGAAAATGTAGATAATAATTCATATAGTGTGGGTCTGTTATTTTACATAGGAAATAACGTTCAGCCCACACAGCTAAATCTAATTCTTGAGAGGACAAGATAATGGCTTCAGCCAACTCAGGTTTACAGATAACCAATCTCGATTTTACCGGGATAAAAAACAGTTTAAAAACTTTTCTAAAGCAACAAGACACTCTTCAAGATTATGATTTCGACGCCTCAGCATTATCGGTTCTAGTCGATCTTCTTGCTTATAATACGCAATACAATGCATACTATTTGAATATGGTTGCAAATGAAATGTTTTTGGATTCAGCCGTTCAAAGAAACTCTGTCGTTTCACACGCAAAACTATTAAACTACGTACCGAAATCTGCTGTAGCACCCAAAGCTACAGTTCAATTGACAGTCAATCAGGTCAATACAGGTTCACTTACTCTACCAAAATATACATCTTTTCTTTCTGAGTCGGTTGATGGTGTCAACTATACATTTTTGAACACAGATGCAGTAACGGTAAATGTAACAGCAAACACTGCCATATTTGATAATCTCGAAATCGCTCAAGGTGTTGCAGCATCATATAGTTTTGTTTACGACCAGTCCTCAAATCCACAACAAATATTTGAAATACCTGATACAAATATTGACACTGGAACATTAACAGTTACAGTTCAAGTGTCAACATCAAACGCTGCTTCTGAAACCTATACACAGGTTGACAATTTTATGTCGTTGAATCCTTCAAGCAAGGTTTATTTCTTGCAAGAAGGTATGAATGGTAATTATCAAATTTATTTCGGTGATGGTATACTTGGAAAATCTTTAGATAATAATAATGTCGTAAACGTTTCTTATATTACAACCGAAGGCACATCAGCGGTAGGGGCAAATAGCTTTACTATCATGTCAAGTGTTGGAGGTTTTTCAAATACAGTAGTGACACCAATTAGTTTTGCATATAATGGATCCGACAAAGAGACTATAGATTCAATTAAATTTTCTGCGCCAAAGTCATATGCAGCACAGGGTAGAGCAGTCACAAAAGAAGATTATGTGTACCTGATACAAAACAATTCAAACTCAATACCAATTGATTCTGTTTCTGTTTGGGGTGGTGAAGAGAATGATCCTCCGGTTTACGGTCAATTATTTTGTGCAGTCAAACCAGCAGGCGCATTTACACTAACACCAACGCAGAAAGAAAAATTAATTGCAGAAGTGATTAAACCTATTAGTGTTTTGACTGTTGTCCCGGTGGTCGTTGACCCAGATTATAATTATCTATTATTAAATACAAAAGTTCTTTATGATCCAAAGAAAACAACGTTCACAGCGGGTCAAATTAAAGACTCCGTTATAGCAACAGTTAAACAATTTGGCACAAACACACTTAATACATTCAACTCTGTATTTAAATTGCCAGAGCTTATAACAAACATACAAACGTCTAATCTTTCGATCATTACAAATGAAACAAATGTGAGGATACAAAAGAAAATATATCCTTCACTTTCAACATCAACAACTTATTACTTAGACTTTGGCGTTAAATTAAAAAGAAATTATTTTAATGCTGGTGTTACCTCCTTCCCCGGTGTTACAGTCAGAGATGTAACGGCAAATAATTTAGAAAGATCCGGTGTATTTTTCGAAGAGGTTCCGACGATTACAGGTGGTGTTGGTTCAATAAACATAGTTAATCCTGGTTTCAATTATACAAAAGCACCAATCGTAACAATTACCGGAGACGGAACAGGTGCAGAAGCTTATGCAGTTCTTGCGGGAACAAGAGTGAATAGTATTGTTGTTACAAATCCTGGAGCAAATTATACACAAGCAATCGTTACAATAACACCTGCTCCCGGAGATACTTTAGGTGGCT